TGAACCGGAGTCATAACCGCCATTACCCCGAATTGTTTTTGCAATATCATCACGGGAGTGATCTGAAAACATAGCAATGATGCTTTCAAGTGAATTATTACCACGATACATAATCTTCTTTTCTTGCTGTCTGCGTTCGACAATATGAATAGATTTATCAGTAATAACTTTGAGAAATTGCTCTGCAAGCTCTGGCTCATCACGCGTTGCAAGAGCGATTTTATTAATACTCTTTTTGATGCAAAAAACGCAGTTTCCTAAATGTTCAGGTAAATCTAGATCGAAAGGTTGCTCACTCCACCAACCCAGAATATCTTGTTTTTCAAAGTCACTAATATCCGCTAAATAGGAAACATCATCTCTAATTTTTAAACGTTTTGGCTCATCAGCCCTAATTCCTATCCATGTGTGATATTCACCAAAAGTTTCTTTGCAATAGCGAGTAAATACCTCTGTTTTCATCGTTCGAGTACAAAAAGCACCATGAACATAAGGAGTACCGTATTTACTACAAGCATCTATCCACGGTTGTAGGTCATGCCCGATTTCATCTACTGAAATAACTTTGTAGGTATTAGCTTTTCCAAGCTCTGGATCAATAACCAAACGCAAGCAAACGAGGTCAATATTCCAGTGTTTAGCAACATTACGAATAAACTCATAAGTTTTAGGGTGTTCAGCACCTGTATCCATAAACACATGTTTAATCGTGAAGTTTTCTTTAGCCGCTTTTTGTTCAAGCAAATGAACCATGAATGCAGAAGAACGACCACCAGAAAAGCTAGATACGTGGATCATTACTGAGCCTCCTGTGACATTTCAGTCGCTTGCTTCCAAATACTGTTCCATGCTTGGCGACCAGAAAACTCACTCATACGGCGAATACCTGTCTTACCTGCTAGTTCAAGCGCAATTTCTTCAATACGGTTTTGAGGTTTAGAACGAGAACCAATTAAGCGTGAGAATGCACTGTCACGTTCAACGGTATCAACTTGAACCTTTGGCTCATCCTTTGGTTTTTGACTACGAACGATCAGCTCATCAAAGTGTTTACGTAACTTACGAGGACTTAAAATGTTTTGGTGCCAGAATGAATCTTTGTTGGCCCAGTCGAACAACGCACAAATTTGCTCATGAGTCCGCCCATCGATTTGACGCATCAAACGAATATCGTTCGCCCAGTCATACCAAGTAGGCTCTAGCGCAGATGGATTCAGTTTTTTAACACGACCAAACATCCATTTTGCCGTTTTCAAATCACCTTCATCACCCCATTTCTGGAAATTAGTGCTGTAAATCACTGCTTCTGGATAACGAGTTAAAAAATCATTTTTCGGCTGGTCGCTGGATTCGTTAGAATTCTGCGACGAAGGGTCTTTAGTGATCTGTAAGTTTCTATCTGAGTTAAGATCTGTATAAAGATAGGATTCCTCACTTTCGACGTTTCCATGATTCTGCATTTCTGCGGTTTCCATTCCGCAGTTTCGACGTTCCGATTCCTCACTTTCGACGTTTCCATTCCTCACTTTCGACGTTTCAGAAATAGACGGGAAAATCATAGAGATAAGTTTATTTCCATCTATCTTGTAGTGAGTAACTGGCGTGCCATTGACCTTTTTTGTTTTGGTTTCAATCACACCAGGGAAATATTTTTTACGTAATTTATCAACGAGGCGTCGAGCTTGCTCTTCACCAGAAAGTCCGTGAATTTCTTCTGCCAGCTCTTCATGGCTTTTATAGAACCAGCCATCATCAGCACTTGATGAAACACCAGACCAGAAGACAAGTTGATTTAAAATTGCAGACAAGGCATGAGCTTGCTGATCACCTTTGAAAAAATCTAAATAGGGAACAGGTATAACAATGACGTTTTTCTGCCCTGACATGGCTTGCACAACATCAAAAATAGTCGTCATAGCAACGCCTCACTTAACTCTTGTGTATTTTTCTTTAAATCGTTGCAAGGGTTCACATTGTGGATCGTCACAACCATCAAGCATAAAAATGACGCGCTGTTTTTCTCTGTCATAACGAACAACATGAACAACGATACCCCTGTGATTTTTGTAGTAGCGATCAAGTTGGTTTGGGTTCTCATTGTTCATTGCCCGCCCTTAAACCATGTTTTGAATTGAAATCATCTACAAGCCAACGCATAAATTGGTAGTTTGTTTCTTCATAGCCTTCTGGTACTTTAATTTCATAGACAAAACGACCATCACGCATTGAAGCCCGTACTTGCGTACGGCATGCTAAGTTTGATAATCTACTCATGCTAATTTCTCTTCACACAATTGAAATTTGCAAACCGAAGCCAGCGACCGTACATCGTTGGCTTCACCCTTTCTGGATATAGCCATCTTTAATTTCTCTTTTGATGTAACGAAACAAACGCATTCATAAATGTGCGGATCTGTGAAATTAATCCATCCAACATCATTTTTATCTTTTGCTCTTCTTCGTTATCAATAACGCCATCAGCCAAGCTATCTTTCATCAATAACGCTAAACGCCCCTGCATTTCGTCAACACCACTACGCAGTGCAAACAATTCCGTTTCATCCAGTTCCGCAGGACTAATTCTGTCAACGAGTAAACGATTTGATTCACGAGCGACAAATTCAGCAAATAAAACGGTCTTAGAAATATCTTGCATCGCTAACAACTCATTTAAATCAAATGAGCGACAACCGTTTTTCTCATAAAGCTTGTTGTTGAATGATGTTAAAGACAGACCAAGTGCTCCAGCCATTGCCTCACGCCCACCAGCTGTCGCCTCACACATTTCTTTCACTACCTGTTTTATTGATTGGTTACTCATTTCCTACCACCATAGATAAATTCTTGTAGTTAACTGCTTTAAACGGTTTTGTTATTGTTTGTATAAAATTCGGGACTGTATTTAAGAGCTCCTTTAGTTAATCTATCTATTTTCAAGGCTTGTTTTTCAGGAACAATAAGCGACCATTGACAAACAGCGCTATGAGAAACTCCAAGTGCCGAAGCTGTTTTTACCGTTCCCCCAAAATGTTCTAAAACTAAACTTTTAAGCATTACACTCTCCATAAAGTAAGCATACTTACAATTTAATGTAGCAGGATACTAATGTCAATAAAATGTAAGATTACTTACATGACGAGTGTGAATTTGAGGCCAACTATGGAAACAGTAGGAGAGAGAATAAAGCAGCGTAGACGACAGTTAAAAATGACTCAAAAAGATATAGCTGAACGTGTTGGTATATCAGCGTCAGCGGTTACTCAATGGGAAAGTGACAACACTGGTTTATCTGCAGAAAGTTTATTAAAACTATCATCCGTTTTGAATTGTAATCCAACATGGTTAATGTTCGGAACAGGACTTCCTGAGGATGATGTTAAATTACAAGCTGCTATTTATAAGTCTATACCTATCATTAGTTGGGTCCAGGCTGGAGTATGGACTGAAACATACTGTGAATCAGATCCTAGTGATTACAAATATGTTGATACCAATTTAAAATTATCAGATAAAGCATTTGCACTAATCGTTAAAGGTCAATCAATGACTACATACAACGGGGAGTTGAGTATTCCTGAAGGAGCAGTGGTTATAGTTGAACCTGATTATGGTTATCTAGATGATATAAATGGAAAAATAGTTATAGCACAACAAAAAGGTAGTGATGAAGCTACTATTAAAAAACTTATTATTGATGGACCAAACAAATACTTAGCTCCTTTAAATCCACAATTTAACCCTATTCAAATAAACGGTGACTGCGTTATAGCTGGTAAAGTTAAACAAGTCATTATAAATCTAGACTGATCCCAATCTCCTCACAAAAAAGAAAGAAATGTAAGATTACTTATATTTTTTTCTTGACTTAAAATGTAAGTTTACTAATATCTATACTAAATAGTTATTGAGAATACTTATGACAACTGAACCAGTAATCATACCGCCAGCTAATTTCACTGAGGCAGATATTGTTGATTGGATGGAAGAGAAACTATCGTCTATCAGAACCCTCAGTGAGTTAAATGCAGAACGTGAAGAGCTGGTGGATAAACTAGCAAAACTGGATACTGAAATAGCAGAGTACGCAAATAAAAGTGCTATTCAGACCCAAAGAAAATGATTTTTATGTGTGAAGAGAACGTGTGAAGAGAAACAATTGTGTGGAGGGAAATTAGTTATGAGTGAGAAAACTGATAAACAAAAAAAAGTAATTGAGCTTGTTATAAACGGCACTCCAGTTTCTTTTTATGATGCAAATAATGGAAATGTAATTAGTGCACTGTCATTTTTGCATTCAGTAATTGAAACGTTAGCTGGTGATAATGCAAAGCTTCTTAGTTCTGGCTTTACTTCTCAAATCATAATCGATAAAAAAGATTCAGATAATCTAGACGCTCGCCAATTTAGCAATGAAGAACTTGGCTTATCATCTGATTGTGAAAATGGAGGGCAACAAAAGTCACCCTATAGCAATGAACCTTTTATATATACAGGCAATCTCGATTTGTTATCATTAATTGATTGGTTGAGCCATGAGCATGATAAGCTGATCGCAATCAGACATGTAATAACAAATTCAAAGAATATTTTAAATCGCATACTAGAAGAAGCTGGTGCAGTTATTCAGCATCAAAGCCTAATAAATAATCTGCACCATCACCCAAATTCCAGTTTATTTTTAGACTCCAATCAATATTCGAATGATTTGGGTTCAATTTTATCTCATTTAAATAATCACGAACTGTTTCACAAAAATTATCAGGGGATAAATATTTCAAAAGAAGAAAAACCATTTGTGGAAGTGAAAGAGAGTTAATTTGATCCATTGAATACTTATATTCAGTTAGAATCGAGTGCCTTAAAGCAGAGTCACCAACAAACTTAACGAATGGCAATTTGGTTAAATCTATTTTTTCTTTATATGTTGCAATATAAATTTCAAGAACTAACAACATGTAGGCATGTATTTTAGCACTATCTTTATCGCCAGCTTTAGAATTATCGTTTCCATATATTGCTTTATAAGCAGGAAATGTTTTCATTTGTATTTTTTCAAATAGTCTAGCAATTCTTGATATACGCATAATAAATTCTCTTGGTTGTGTAGGAACTTCCAAGAATACCACCACCGCCTGAGGTGGCAAAATAATCAGGCACAATATTTGAAGTGTGAATCCATTTTTATTAGCAACACCAGGGAAATTTAATCTCGATTAATTCGAGAGGAATTCTTATTACCTAAAAGTTGTGTGGAGAGAATAATGTCTTATATTGCAACAGCAACAAATAAACATTTCTATTATCTAGATGTACGGCTCGAAGATATAGATATTCAAGATATTGCCAATGGCCTTGCTAATGAATGTCGCTTTAATGGACAGATTGATAATTTCTATTCTGTTGCTCAGCACTCGGTATATGCAAGTTATTTAGTTGCACCTAAATATGCTTTAGAAGCCCTACTTCATGATGCCAGCGAAGCTTATGTCAAAGACCTGTCATCACCACTTAAAAAGCTATTGCCTGAATATAAATTAATTGAATTACGTGTAGAAAAGATGATCCGCAAAAAGTTTGGACTACCTGAATCTATATCTGATGCAGTTCATTTTGCTGACTTAATGATGCTAGCCACAGAAAAGCGTGATTTAGAAATTGATGTAGACAGTAACTGGTTAATGCTTGAAGGTATTCCAGCAAGTGATTTTGTTGTTAACCCACTAACACCGCCACAAGCAAAAGCCTTATTCCTCCGCCGTTTTAATGAACTTTATAAGGGAACTGAAAATGGCTAACGGATCAGTAAACAAAGTAATTCTTATTGGCAATTTAGGGCGCGATCCTGAAATTCGCTACCTGCCTTCTGGTGGTGCTGTTGCCAATTTAGCTGTGGCCACAAGTGAAAAATGGCGAGATAAACAAACGGGTGACAACCGAGAAAAGACAGAATGGCACCGTGTCGTTCTGTTTGGAAAACTCGCAGATATCGCCAGTGGCTATTTGTGCAAAGGCTCTCAAATTTATATTGAGGGCCAACTACAAACGCGCGAATGGGATGATAACGGTGTTAAACGCTATACAACAGAAATTGTTGTAAAAGTTGGCGGTTCGATGCAGATGCTAGGTGGTGCTAGTAAATCAGCAGGGTCACAGTCGGCACAGCAAAATCAGCCACCAGCTCAATCTCAAGCACAGAGTAGTCAACCACCAATGGATTTTGACGATGATATTCCATTCGCACCGATTGGGCTGATGTATCCACGCCATTTAATTAATGTGATTTAGGAGGCTTTATGTCAATTACTCCAGAATTTGTAGAATATGATGAAAATGGTTATTGGGCTCATTCAAAACTGCCATATTCCGAAAATAGTAATGAAATTATGCAGTGGGTAGCGGATAACCAATTAGAGCAACGCTGTATTTATATGAGTGAAGATGTCGGAGAGAATACACCTGTTTTCCAAAACTATTTCACTCACGGTAACCCTAATGTATCAGCTTGGATGCCAACGGAACCTCCTGGTGAAGGCTGGTTTATTGGAGCTATATACGAAAGTGAAGATGGCCCCGTCTGCCGTTGGTTACGCTCTTCAAAATATCAATTAAAAGAACAGTTTTCAAAAGCCCATCGAGAAGCTGAAAAAACAGCTTATAAATATTTCTGCGCTTGCGATATCGGCGAAGAGAGAATTCAAGCACACGAAATCTACCAGCGTATTAGAACAGCTACGCGTATAGGTGGATGATATGAAAGAACGCGGAATTATTTTTAATGCAGAAATGGTGCGCGCCATTTTAGATGGGCGTAAAACTCAAACTCGTCGCATCGTTAAAAATGTAATGCCTGATAATGGAATATGGCTAAAGAAACCGACCAAAACAAGAAGCGGCACAACTACACATGTATTGGATGCTCCAAAATATAATTTATGTCCCCTTGGTAAAGCTGGTGATCACCTTTGGGTTCGTGAAACATGGATGCCTGATGCTCCTCGCGATGGAACTTGGGGTGATGTTGAGTTTTACGGATGTAAAGACTCACAATTAAGCATGATACCTGAATGCTATCGCACTCCAGAGCATTGTATTTATTGTGCATCTTGGGATGGTGCTGAAATGATTGGCTGGACTCCATCTCTACATATGCCTCGCTGGGCTTCACGCATCACACTAGAAATTATTGATGTTCGCGTAGAGCGTTTAAAAGATGCTGGAGATACTGAGTTTAAAGCTGAAGGCTACCCTTTAGAACGTGAATTAATTGGCGGTAGTATGGACCCGTTTTGCTGGTTTCGTAATCTTTGGGATTCTGTGTCACCTACTAACTTTAAATATGAAGATAATCCGTGGGTATGGGTTATTGAGTTTAAAAGGATTTAAATGTGGGTAAACAAAAACTAATTAATCAATTACTTAATCGTATTAATTGGGATGCTCAGGATGTTGGGATGATAAGACTTAGAAATGAAGATATTGGAAATAAACTTCAAGTTCGATGCACTGAATTATGGAAAGAATTATTAAATACCGTCAAACCAACCGATGATTTAATTAATCGATTAACTGCATTCCACAATGATGTTGAATTATCAGCCAAACAAACAGGATTGTATGATGAATAAATACACCAAGCTATCTGATTTCGAGATTAATAAACGTATAGCAGAAATGAATACTGAAAATAGATATGTTTACTTTGAAAAAGAGCAAACTATTTTTAGAAAGTTTAATAATGGGCAGACTCAGAAATTTAATCCGTGTAATTATCCAGTCGATGCAATGCCAATTATTATTAAAAATAATATTGATTTATTGAATGGCGTTAATGAAAATCTAGAATTATGTGAACACCATAGTGCATACACGCTATATGATTTTAAAAAACCAATAGCCTCTGACTCATTGAAGAATAGCAAGACTATTTATCGTCTTGCTATGGAAGTTTACTTAATGATTAAGGATGCTGAACGTGAAGCCAATACTTGATATGTGTTGTGGCTCTCGTATGTTTTATTTTGATAAACAAGATGACCGTGTTTTATTTAATGATATTAGAGCCGAAGAACATATTTTATGTGACGGAAGAATTTTAAATATAACACCGGATGTTATCTCTGATTTTAAAAATCTTCCATTTCCTAATAATGCATTTTATCAGGTGCTATTTGATCCTCCTCATTTAATTAGAGTTGGTAAAAATAGCTGGATGTTTAAAAAATATGGTTCGTTAAATAAAGACTCATGGAAAGAAGATTTAAAAAAAGGATTTACTGAAGCATTTCGTGTGTTAAAGCCAAATGGAACCTTATTGTTTAAGTGGAATGAAACTCAAATACCAGTTAAACAAATATTAGCTTTAACCAATGAAAAACCAACTGCCGTTCAGCGTGTAGGGAAAAACGATAAAACACATTGGATGGCGTTCTATAAAGGAAATCAGTAAATAATTACCACCAGCATTAACTAAACTGTGTACGGACAGTGTGGAGAGAAATTATGTACTTTGAATGCATACCGATTTCTATGTATTGCAAGCTATTTGGTGAATCACCTGACGCAATAAATAAACGGTTACAAAGACAATTCTGGCATGAGGGAGTTCAGGTTTTAAAAGTGGAAGGCTCCAAGGAGCGCTGGATTGATGTAACCGAGGTGAACAAATGGGCACGAAAAAACAAGATGCAACATGCCTCCCTAGGGGAGTTGTAATTAGAAAACATAGTGTAGGAGAAACAATCAATATAGCTTTTACATATAAAGGGGTGAGATGCAGAGAACCCCTTTCAAACTTAGAAATTTCAGCGAAGAATATTAAATACGCAGAAAGACTAATAGGTGAAATATATAACAAAATAGAAAAAGGCACATTTTCTTATGTTGAATACTTCCCTAACTCATCAAAAATAAAATTATTTGGTAGTAGAAAAGCTGGGCGTAATATAGAGGATTATCTCACGGAATACTTATCAATATGTGAAACTAGAGGCTTATCCCCTTCAACAATTAATGGCTACAAAAAATGCAAGACAGCTTTAAAAAAATTGCATAGTGTTTCCGTCTCTGAATTAACACCAGCAATGCTTAAAAATTGGATACAGTCTCAATCTACATCGTTAAAAACAATTAGAAACCAACTGTCTTTTTTAAGAAGTTCGATAGATGAAGCGGTTACTGATGGTTTAATTACAATGAACCCAGTTAACTTAGTTACAGCTTCAAGATACCAATCTGATAAAAATGAAAGTAACGATAATGAGTATATTGTAGATCCCTTTTCTCCTAAGGAGATTAATGCACTACTTGAATCATCAAAAGAGCCTCAGTGGAAGAATTTATTTAGATTTGCATTTAATACAGGAATGAGAAGTTCTGAATTATGTGCGATAAAATGGAGTGATATAGATTTCCTAAATAAAATTGCTCATGTAAATTCAGCAAGTGTTGTTGGAGTTATTAAAGGAACAAAAACAAGATCAGGGAATAGAAAAATTGAATTAAATGACCAGGCTATGTTTGCACTGCAAGAGCAAAAAGCGCTGACCTTTATGAAAGGTGATGTGATTTTTGAAGATCCTAAGAACAACAAAGCATGGGCTGGTGCTGATGCAATTAGGAAAAAAGCGTGGGTACCGACATTAAGAAAGGCTGGTGTTAGATATCGTAACCCTTATCAAACCCGACATACATTTGCGACAATGCATATCAGTCAAGGGGCAAACCTATTTTGGTTAGCAAATCAAATGGGTCATAAAGGGCCTGAAATGTTATTTAGACACTATGGATCATACTTATCTGAGTATGACGGCAATACAAATATAAAATCAAAAGTAAGCAATAAGTGAACAGCGTAATGACAGCAATATGACTACAAAAGAGCCGTATTTGACACGCAAGAAAATAAAATAAAATATTAAACATATAAAACAGATGTTTATAGAATTACAGATGCGGGTTCAACTCCCGCCAGCTCCACCAAATTTGGTGGGTCAGTGATAGGACAACGATTTCAAAAACAAGAAGTTAGCGAAATCACCAAGACTACACACTGACAACAAAAGGACTTGAAAGTGCACGCGAAATGCACGTGCATTTGAATAAAGAACCCTAAGGGTAACTCCTTAGGGTTTTCTATTTGTAACAAAGTGTAATAAATTATTTCTTTCAATCTCTACATTAAGAAGAACTCTAGAACAATATTAATTCATTAATTTTGAAATAATATGCATATCATCTAATTCCCTTACTCAACATACTAGAAGACAGCCTCTTTTATTTATATCTCCCTCTAGCTCCTTATTGTCGGATAGATGTAACCCACAATAAGGAATATTAAAAATGAAAATGACCTCACGCAAAAAAGAGATAATAGAATTATTTAAACCCGACAATCTTGAATGGGTAACCGGTGAAATTGGCTAAAATAGAAACAATAAAAAATATTGAAAATAAGAATTATTACCATTAAAATAATGATTTATATGTTAGTGCTCGTTACATATTAGGGTCTAGATATGACTAAAAAATACTATATAAATAACATGTTTTGGGGTTATTTTATGATGTTGGTGATGGTTTATCTTAATTATAACGATCACACTGTTGAAGGTGTATTAATGCTAACTTTAAGTATACCTAGTGCTATTCTTTTTCCTTTCTCCAAAATTCTTATCGAAAATTTCGCATTAAAATATACAACAAAAAAATTCTGGAATACTGGGTTATTTATTAATACTCCGGCTAAGCATGGTGGAGTAGCTCTATACCACTTATTTTGTTTTATATTTTCAATTCCATTTAGCATGATATATCTAGCTATATATTTCACAAAAAATAGGATAACCAATTAAAACCGATTATCCTATTTTCCTACATATTAAATACAGATCGCACCACTAACTTTTTCAACCAATGCATCATCAATCAAGGCACCTATTGTTGAGATGATTAGGGCATACCCTAAAATTCCAACAGGTCCGCCTATAATTAAACTAAAGGCAAAGGCCGTCAATGCCACCGCAGTTAGGCCAACAGTAATTGAAGTTGCTTTAACAAAAAATGGACGCCAATTTCCCGTTTTAACTGCATTTTTAAATTCAACAAGTAATTCCACTGCATTAATAGCGTGGTTGGTATATCCAAGCCCTTTACTAAATTTACCTAGGTTTGAAGCTAATTGTTTTGCATCAATAGATTCTAATGCTTTTATAATTGCGGCTCGATCTTTAGCATTAATTTTATTATTAATATTCTGCCCATATTTCTCATATGTACGTAAAGCATCTTCTACATTTCTGATTATTTTCCCTTTAGATTGTTCGGCTAACTCTCTAGATAATTGCGCTGCCTTTTTACCAAATTCCTGTGTTGCTTTTTCGTAAAATGAAATTGTGAATTTCACGCTATCTTTGATTTCATTAAATTCTTGCTCTTGCTGAGGGCGCGGATCTTTATCCTTAAGTTTAATTGCAGGAAAACCCGAATAAGCATATAAAGGTGGTAAATTTGAATTTCTAGGAAACACAATAATTGCATCATTAAATTGATGTGGATATGATGCTTCTATCCTTTTACTTTCTACTTTATTAGGTAATTCTACTTTTTCTGGATATGAGAACTTTTTATTTTCATTTGAATATTTTTGAATAATATTCCCTTGTAAACCAAGTCCACTATAAGAATCTACTGGTAAAAGCGCATATTCTACTCCCAAATTTTTAATATCCATAAGATAGCCATTGCCAATATAATTGGCTGGATACACAGGTACTTCTTTCGTTACCAATACACCATCGGTTCTAACTAACGCTACACTCGCTTTATTATTTTCTTTAATTACAGCCATTCTTACATTAACATTAACTGTACCGTTGTTTTTTGCAATTTCATTAAGTTTGCTAGACATTAAGTCAGGATTATTAATTAAGTTTTCTGCAAGAATAGTAGACATAAGATCAAACTCATTGAATGAATTATTATCAAATTCACTAAATTCCATAAATTTTACAGAGTTTACACTATTATCATCAATACTATTTTCTTTACTGTATAAACTAATAACAGACTCTACCAATTTATCTTGAACTAAATTAACAGCTTCTTTTGTAAGAAAATATTTCTTTTTAAATGTTTCGAGTTGCTCAATAACAACACCATTAAAATGCATTACACCTTTATTGGTAGCTAATTCTCTATTATTTGAGCTATTAGTTAGTTTCTTATTATTACTAGAAATAATAACAGGCTTTTGTGGTTTGTTTACTTTAAATTTAGTATTTGGATTAAAAGGTGATGACCCATCATTACCCATATTAGGAAACGGGTGTTTATCTTTATTACTGTCATTGTTAGTAGGTATTTTTGACCATGGAAAATAATCTGATTTAGCCGGCGCCACAATTAACTTATCTACTCCATTATTTACAACCCAACCCCCAGCTCCCATTTTCATCAGCACCTCCTGTAGTGTCATAAACAGTACCATTTTGCTTTATGTCTCGAATAATGTATTCAGGAAGATCAGGGTACTGATCAACATTAGCTCTTGTTACAATCATTTAAATTCCTTTTTATATTTAATAGCACACAATCACTGTATGCAAATACAGTGCAATCAGTAATAATCGTAATACAATTGTCTTATTTCGGCCACGTTCGGAATGGTTATCATTAGTATTTAATTCTTCCTTGAATTAAATATATTTGATTATTTACTGATTTCTGGTGCGCTATTGGTGTCCTGATTTTCTTTCTCTTCCACTTTCTGCGCTTCTTCCATATCACGCATTCGCACATTATAGATTGATTGCTCTGGCATCTGTACACGAACGGAAATAAAACGTCCATGAGGCAGTGAACAATTGAAAATGATTCAGTTTTTTTTTGGTTGTTTCTAAGCTGCCTATGCGGCAGTGAACTTTTTCTAACGCTTGGCGTTAATGTTCCGTCTTTTCTAAGCTGCCTATGCGGCAGTGAACATTAACACGCGGTTATTATATAAGGGCGAAAATTTCTAAGCTGCCTATGCGGCAGTGAACTAAGCCAATTTTTGAACGCTTATTTTTATTACTTTCTAAGCTGCCTATGCGGCAGTGAACGAGGAGTAAACTTGTTCGAGATTTCGCAGACATTTCTAAGCTGCCTATGCGGCAGTGAACAATAGCATTATCGTGAAAAAACAAGCTAAAGCAAGGTGTTAGCAACGTTTAACTATTTTTACCTTATTAAAAATGTCAATGTATAGAATATTGTTTTTATTGCAATTTTTAAAGAATAAAAAATAAAAGGGTTAAGCATTGAATATTTATATTAAAACTAAAGTACAACAATCTGCTTTCTTTTTTCTTTCTGACTCGACCTATAGCAAGAAAATATGCTGATATTACTCAATTGCAAATTCAATTTGTTATAGGTCGATACAAGCTCCAGCTACAACAATGGTTAATCAACTACCTTCTATGCCCTACAAAAAGAAACTGCAAAGGTAATGTCACGATATCTAACGCTAATGTTACTGGCAGTAAGACTCGAGCAGATCTTGGACCAAAAAACTCCTGCTTATATTGGTAAAACTCAACTTTGAATGGATGATAGAATTGCATTAAATAGGTTATATCTTGCTCTTTATTTTTTTTATGTATAGTACCGACTAAATTTTGTATCAATGCTGAACACATCTTTGTATTATCATTACATGAAAAGCCGTATTTTATGATTGCCATTTTATCCTTTTCTTCAGTCCAACGATAATTAAGTTCCATTCTTCCTGAAAACTCTTTTCTTTTTGGATCAATAACAAATTGAGCTTGTTGTTCAACGATAATTTTGTCTCGGAATATAACCGGATCTTTCAACATACTTACGATATTATCACCGCCACTACTCAGTAAGTAGTCAAAATTTTCCCCAACAAATACCCACCCAGTATTTCCATTAATATCATTCGCTAACGAAAGAGCGATAATAGTATCTGAACCCCAATTAGATTTATGATAATCAGGATCACGGCCAGTAGTATATAATAAACCAAATGATAAACAACCAGATAGCATAGAACAAACAAGTGAAATACTTATTAATCTAATCATAGTTAATTTGATATTATATCTTTTAAACAT